TAGTGAAATGAAGGAGACTTATTATCATGGGTAAAAGTTTTAATCGAGATTTCTTAGAGGCAAAAACTTCAAAAGATCTGAAAAGAATGTGTGTTGATGAACTGGGTATCGTCGGTGTTACCAAGAAACCGAAGGACGATGTTGTTAACGCCATTATGGCTCAGTACGGTAAAAAAGGAGCAACCATTGCTAAAACTGCAGGTGGTAAACTGACCGGACTGGAATTTTCCGGGCAAAGTACGCTGACCAAACCAGGAGCACCTTTCGGTAGCAGAGCTACTACTACCATTCATGTATCATGTGGTGCATCTTCGGGTAATTTCCCAGTCGCAGGGAAGACAGTAAAAGATGTTGGGGACTTCCTGAGAGAAGTACTGAACGTTGATCGTCTGTCTACCGGTCTGGTAAATGGTAAAGCAGTCGATGCTGATTACGTACTGAAAAACGGTGACAATCTGGAATTCCTGAAACCAGCAGGCAAGAAGGGTTGCTAACTTAACTGTTGGGGGGTCTTCGGACCCCCCACCAGATAAAGGAATGAAACCATGAATGAAGACATACAAAAAATCTTACAAGACAATGACGTTGATAAAATTTCATTTTACTTTGTCAACAGTCCAGTTGTAAATAATGCATTTACAACTTGTGTTTTTATAAACTCCTCAAAACAGCGAATTGAAGCACGAGGAGTATCTATATGTTCTCTCTTAGATACATTTTCTAAATCTGAGGGAAAGAACAAAGCATTTGGTCGTGCTATTAAAGCTCTAGTCAGAAAAGAGAACAACTGGAAAATAAATGGTTCTGGTCGTGATGACGAGCTCGTAAAACGTGGTGTAAAGATAAAATCAAATGACGATGAGCTCCATTTCAGGAATGAAATTGCAGAAGAACTCAAACGAATAGATCCGAGCATGCCTATAACTGTCAGAACAACCAGAGGATATAAAAAATATTCATATGAGATTCCTGTGAGTTATCCTGTCAAATTAGCCAACTCGCTATATAAATATAAATCTCATTATAGACCTACCCCAGTTGGAGATGACGAACAAGAACTAATAAGAAGAGCAATTATATTTACAGAACCAATTGAAAATCATAGTGAGGAGTTAGACTCAAGATTGGCTTAATTCTTATGGGGGGATGCTTTTAACTCCCCCCAAAAAATAATGATTGAAAAGGAGACTATAAAACGTGGTATTTAAAAACGTTGTAATTATTGGATTAGGAACCCTTGGAGGGTTCACAGCAGAAGCAATCTCTAATTTAGAGAACACCGAAAAGCTAGTCATAATAGACCACGATATAGTTAAGAAGAAGAATTTAAAAAATTCTATCTACAGACAGATTGATGTAGGTATTCCAAAAGTTGAAGCTTTAAAAGATATTTTAATGGATCAAAATCCAAATATAGAAATCTGGGCGTTTCAAACTGAATATATTGAAGGTGTTACGAAACTTCCAAAAGAAGATTTGGTAATTGATTGTCGAGATTTTACATATGATCGAAAGTCTGAAATTGACGCAAGATTTTATATATCATCAAGATACTTGATGGCTGATTTTAGAAAGAATGTTACTTATAAAAAACAACAAGCTGGAAAATACATTACGGAATTGACAAAGAATGATTTAAGACATGCAGCATCAATTATTTCAATGATGATTGATAACGTTTCAATTGCAGCTCTTATAGAAATTCAAACTGTCGAAAAATATGAACTTGATTATGTTAAATATTTTGAGAATAATTGTTATGATGTTATTTATGATAATGTAATCGGCGAAGATAAATTTGTAAATCTGCCGGATAAGATCGTCCCAATTTTAGATATAAATAAAAACAAAGAATTAACTTTATTTCTTGGAAGTAAAGTTTATCCAATTTCTGAAAAAGTAATTCCTGTGAATGCTTTAAAGAATAGCAAAGACTTAATTTCAGTATTGACATCTATTGTAAGTTGTCAAGAAGATTTTAATAATTTTGTAGTATCAGTTTTTGATGAAGGTAATAATACTTATATTGAATTAATTCCTGAAACAGGAGCTGCATAATGGAAATACTAAATGTTGAAGTAAGAGAATTTATTATGCCAAGAAAATTAATTTATAAAAATGAATTATACCAAATTACGAAATTAGCAAAAAAATTCGAGATTAAAAATTATATAGTTAAAACTGTTGATGGTAAAATCGACATGGTAATTTTAAACAATCCACATCCAAATGCAATTCCAAGGACTGGAGAGTTTTGTATTCCAAATAGTTTGAGACAGCATGAACTAACAAAAAACTCAAACTCAATGATAATTAGTATGTTATCTTGCTTTAACTTAGACAACTGTTACTTTACACCTTGGGGCGAAATAAAATATAAAAAACAAGGGGTACTAGGGACATGGAAGAAAAACGATTGAGTGATAAAGAAATGTCAAATCAGGTCGAAACAATTATTGATGATCTTGTAAGTAATGGTAAAAAAGCTGTTAGATCATTTTTTAATTTGATGGTTAATAGAACTGCACAAACAGCAGAAGACTTAGTTGATAAAGGCATTGGTAATTTAAAACAAAAAATAAATGAAAGAGAGTCAGATGGCCAAGACAAAAAAGTTTAATTTAACAGAACCACCATCATTGTTAGAACAAGAGATTGTTCGCATAGTCGATAAGGCTATCAAAAACTCACAGATACAGTTGGCAGTAGATGATATAAAAATAATTGCGCATGAAGTAATGCCTGATATAGATCAATTGATTGCAAATAAAGTAAGTCAACATTTCTGTGAGATAGGACAATTTATAAGCGACAAATTCAAAGCGGGGGATTAATAAATGCCTAAGTTATTAGATTATGAAACATTTTGTGAACCCTTAGACGAAGTGACGTCTCTAAAAACATTTGGAAAGAAAAAGTTTCACCCATTTGGATTATTTTCTGAACAAATATTTGGTCCAATGAGGAATTATACTTGTCAATGTGGTACATATCATGGAGTATCAAGATCTGGAGGCAAATGTGATGACTGTGGAGTTGATATTATAAATAGTGATGCTCGAAGAAAAAGATTTGCAAAAATCAAAATACCAATACCAGTTGTAAATCCAATATTTTATGATCTACTGATAGATCTGGGTGGGAAGACTTTGAAAAAAGCAATTGATAATCTTATGAAAAATGATCAAAGCGTTCTCTATAAAACTGGAGATGAACTTGTTGTTACACCTATACCCGAACAAATCCCAGAAGGAGTAGAAACATGGGAACGTGCAGAAGCTATTGAAGTTCTTGTTAAAAACATTGCAACAGAAATGATTGAAGAAGGAATTGCTGAATGGCAAATTATTTTAAATAATATTAATAGTCTGCTCATAGACGAAATTATTGTTCTCCCACCTGATCTTAGACCAACATCAAAAAGTTCTGGAGAAGCAAAACAACTAATGGACAAAATCAATCGTTACTATGTCCAAATACTCACCAAGAAAGAAGCGATGAAAGATACGATCATTGATATTCATCGAGATAAAGCTCTTTACTATACTTATTTCAAACAACTACAAAAAGATGTGAGTGAGTTGTATACCAGAATTTTGGAAAAGATGGCAAAAAAAGAAGGATTAATTAGAGGGAATATTCTTGGTAAAAGAATTGATTTTTCTGGACGCGCAGTTATTACTCCAGATCCAACTCTTTCACTATATGAGTGTAAACTACCATATTTAATGGTACTTGAATTATTTAAACTTCCGATTGCCAAGAGAATCATTCAACTTGGTAAATTTAAACTTCTTAATAAGGCGATTGATTTTGTAGATCAATGTATTGATAATTATTCACCTGTTCTATTAAAAGTTTGTGAAGAAATAACAAGTGAAGAATGTTGTATATTAAATAGACAACCATCTCTTCATAAATTGAGCATGCTTGCTTTTAAAATTAAGATTACGTTAGATCAAGTAATCAAAATACATCCTTTAGCATGCCCTCCATTCAATGCAGATTTTGATGGAGATCAAATGGCAGTTTATATTCCGGTTACTAATGAAGCTAAAGAAGAGATTTTAAAGAAAATTTTAATTTCTTCTAATTTAAATAGCCCTTCAAATGAAGGTCTTACTACAACTCCAAGCCAAGATATAATACTAGGAATTTATTATTTAACATCACCCAGCTTTTCAGATAAGACAGTTATGTTTAAAAATAAAAGCCTTCCATTGGGTCAAGCTGAATTTAACAAACAACTTCCAGAAGATTATCCAATAGTTGAAGGTCTTGTTGCTAATAAAGAACTTCTTACAATCCTTAATGATATTAAAGATAAATATTCTAGCGATATAACTATACAGGTTCTTGATAATATTAAAAGGATAGGATTCAAATTTGCAACTTTATATGGATGTACTATGTCTTTACAAGATTGTAAAATTGAAGGGATATCCAAAATAAAAGATAATATTTATTCTCATAAGGAAACAAGAGATCAAATTGTTGCATTTTCAGATCCTAGTTTGATTCATGAACTTAGAGATAAATTTAAATATTCATATATGATAGAATCTGGCGCAAGGGGAAGTTGGGATCAAGTTAAACAACTTGTATTATCCAGAGGATTCATTTCAAACTTTGATGGAGAGATTTTAGATCATCCAATTAAAAATTCTTTACTTGAAGGTTTGAATCAAAAAGAATTTTTCTTCTCAACATATGGATGTAGAAAAGGTCTCTTAGATGTTGCATTAAATACGGGCACAAGCGGATATCTATCAAGGAAACTCATTTTTACATGTGCTAACTTACAGATTGATCAAGATCTTGATGATTGTGGCACTACAGACTTATTAGAAGTCGATGTAAAAACAGAACGAAAGGCTCATATGTTAGTAAATAGATGGTGTCTTTCAGAAGATGAATCATCACTATATAAAATTACTCAAGATAATTATAAAGATATAATTGGAAAATTAATTCAGATACGAAGTCCTATTTTATGTAAATCTGATAGACTCTGTAAAAAGTGTTATGGAGATTTATATAAAAGTTTAAATAGCCGATTTGTTGGTATTATTGCTGCTCAAACATTAGGAGAGAGGGGAACACAATTAGTTTTAAGAACTTTTCATACTTCAGGTTCAGCAGTAATTAAGGGAGAAGAAAATAAAGAAAACTCCATGAAACAAAGAGATATTATTGGAGATCTTGCATCTGTTGCTGAATTATTACATAAATTTAAAGGAAAAACATATACCGAAATAGTTGATGCTTTATTTGATGTATATGATAAAGATATTCATCACATACATTTTGAATGTGTAGTTACACAATTGATGTGGAAAGATTACAAAAAATGGAGACTGATAGAAGATAGAGAAAAAATTATACCAAATTTCTACTCTGTACAATCTGTACCTAACCGAGAAAGTTGGATTCTTGCTATGGCATTTTCAAATCCAAAGAAGTCTATTCTTCAAGGAATATTATATGAAGGAAGATATTCCGGAGTTATGGATAAAATACTTAAGGGAGAGAAAATTACATGAGAGATCCAGCTAGAATTAAACGTATATTAGGGTTGGTTGAGAAGATCTGGAATGATGCACCGGATCTTCGACTAACTCAAATTATAATGAATGTTCTAAGAATGAATAGCGATCCTTATTATATTGAGGATGATAAACTAGAGGACGCTTTAAAATCAGACTGTAAAGAAAAGGGGATATAACATTGAAAATAATTAATCCAATATCTACAATTCACAACGAAGATAAAAATATCTTCACAATACGACAACTAGATTATGATCAAATTTTATCTACTGTACAAGAAATAGTTAAACCTGTTGAAGAAATTGGATTTCAGATAAACGAGATTAGTCTTAAAGATTCTCGTTTCTCATCAGGAGAGCTCGCCAAGACTCTTAAACAAACATTGGTTATTAAATTACAAAAGGGAAGCTCTGAAATTGATATAAGTATATTTATCCCCAAATTAATTGATGGTAACTATGTTTATATTAATGGAAGAAGAAAAATCCCTTTATTTCAGCTTTTTGATACCCCCATTGTTACAAGGGGTGAAAGTATAAAACTACGAACAAATGTAGCAACTATAATGGTATTTAAAGATAAAGAAATCCCGCACATTCAGATCAGTTTCTTGGGTAAAAAAGTTCCATTTTCTTTAATATTATTGGCGTACTATGGTATTGAAGAAGTTACCAAAATATATGAACTTGACCTTGATATTGACCCAAGCAGTAGTAATCTTTATGATTTATTAAGAGTTGATTTAAAAACTTATTGTGAAGAATCAATCGGATACACAACTGATGATTTTACTCTTGAACTTGGTAAATTGTATTCTAGATATAATGCGAAGTCAAAAGGCGAAGATATATTATATGCTATTGATCTAATTTCTAAAGTTGATATACTCACAGCAAAGTTTATGCAGTATGATTCTATTTTAGAAGAGTTGTCTGAAATTCTAAAAACAGGATTTGTTGATGATACACTATTTATAAATAAACGGGTAAGATGTTTTGAATATGTTGTCATTGGAAAAGTATCAAAGATTATATTTGATTTATGTTTTGCAAATAGAACATCAAGACAACCAAAGTTTAATATTAACTCCACCCAGATTTTATCAGACTGTAATGTTTCAGATATTGTTCAGTTTGATTTCTCAATAAACCCAATTGAAGAACTTACAAAATTATCAAGGATAAGTCTACTTGGACCAGGTGGTTTTAAAAGAGAAAATATTCCGAAACATTTAAGAGATATTTGTCCAACTATGTTTGGGCGTTTATGCCCAGTTGACACTCCAGATAGAGACAACTGTGGAGTTTTACAGAATCTGATTCCAAATGTACATCTTGATGAAAACTTAAAATTTACAGATGATATTTGTGAAGATAATCCAATTTCGATTCCTGTTTCAATGACTCCGTTTCTTAAACATGATGATCAAACAAGATTGCAAATGGCATCTTCACAGATGAGACAATCAATTATGTTAAGAGAATTTGATACTCCTTTAATAAGCTCTGGTTGTGAAGGTCTATATACAAAATACACACAATTTGTTAAGACAGCTAAAAAGAATGGAGAAGTAGTCCATATTGACAGTAACTATATCATTGTTCTATATAATGACGAAACCGTTGAGTTGTTTGATGTTCAGCATAGAAAAATCTATGTTGAACACATGGACTTTATGAACATATATGTTAAATCGGGTGACAAATTTAAATCCGGAGATATTTTAGCAGAAAGTAATTTTTGTAAAGACGGGAATATTAACATTGGAAGAAACTTGCTTACAGGCGTTATGGTATATTATGGAAATAACTATGAAGACGGTATTGTAATTTCAGATAGACTGGTTAATGATGATATATTAACATCAGTTCACTATAAAGATTTGTCATTCACATTATCTCCAGATAAAGTTCTTCTTTCTTTAAAAGAAGACGAATATAAACCATTACCAGAAGAACTTGAAACAATTAAAGCAGGCAATCCATATGCTATTCTTAAAAAATTAAACACTGACGAATATTATTCAGTTTTCTCTGAGGGTATTCCATTAGAAGCTCGAAAAAACTATATAATATCTGAAATTAATTTATACGGTAACTTATGGAATACAGAAATACCTGAATATAAAGATTGGATTGAAGGGCAACTAGATAAACAACAAGACAAGGAAAAAGATCTACAAAAAATCCTCAAAAAAGTTATGCCTAAAGATCAAGCTATGAAAACTATTAAAGATCATAATCTAGATAAATTCTCATTCGCCGGAAAGTATAAACGAAAACGTGAGAGGATAAATGGTCTTTATGTTGAAATGTATGGAGTTCATTTCAGGCGTGTAAAAGTAGGCGATAAAATGGCAAATAGACATGGGAATAAAGGAGTAATCTCCAGAATTGTTCCTCATAATAAAATGCCACAACTACCAGATGGGCGACATTTAGATATCTGTATTAACCCTCTCGGTATAATATCAAGAATGAATATTGGGCAGTTATACGAAATGCATTTATCTATGGCAGTCGATTGTCTAAAACAATCAATGTCACAAATGCTCAAAGAGAATATAACACAGAAACTCATAAGAAAATACTTACTAAAATTTATACGAATAATTGATTGTACAGAAGATGGATGGTATTTTAAACAACTATTTGAACAACTTCCAAAAACAATAACGGAAGACTTTATTCAAAATTTTACCATCGTCCAACCTCCATTTCAATCATGTAGATTGGAGCAAGTTGAAGATGCCCTAAAATTTACAGGAGCAGAATTTAAATATAAAATATATGATCCGTTATCTAAAGTTCATTTGGCTAATCGAATCGCTGTTGGATTCATTCATTTCTTTAGAATGGTTCATATTGCAGAAGAGAAACTTGCAGCAAGAGGTATTGGAGCATATGCAAGACGAACACTACAACCTCTTGGCGGCAGAAAGAATAAGGGTGGTCAAAGATGTGGTGAAATGGAAACAGCATGTTTGATTGGGCACGATGCTCCAATTAATTTACATGAGTTTCTCACAACTAAATCTGACTGTATTGATTTGAAAAATAGTTATATTCGTAAATTCATTGAGTCAAATCTAACCGATGATAGTAAAGAATTAGATGCAGTACCCGAATCTGTTAAATTACTTAGTTCATATCTAACAGTAATAGGAGTTGATTAACAATGGAAAATGGTTATTATACTGCTACTGCTACTACTGGAAATTATAAAGTTGTTTGGGAAAATTTAAAGATTGAAGAAGATAAAGAAAAAATAAAAGCAGAACTTAAAAAAATAGCTAAAGAACAAGAAGAAGATAAAGAAAAACATTTACCAATATTTAATCCAAAGGATTTAGATATATGAAAAAAATGTATTGTCCAATATGTGGTGCCGAAATTATGATCACTCGAAAAGTTCCGGACCGGTCATTTACTATTGAAGAGAATTTTCTTGAAAGTGCTGATCATGATCCTTTTGGGTATCCTTCAGATCTAATATTCCATTGCATGGACGATATAGAGCACAATATTGAACCACAGCCAGATTCTAAAGTTACCCCATCTGATTTCCAGCAGTGGCAAGATGAAGTTGAAATAATTTTTAATAAAACTGTGCTCCCAACTTTATAGGAGAAAAAATTTATGATAGATAAAAAATGTTTACCTGATATTCAATGTACAGAACCAAATATCAAAATTCCTATTATGCAAGTAGGAGTCGAAAATGTTGAAGTTCCATTTAAACTTGAATCTAAGTATGGTGGATTTCATCAAATGATTGCAAACGTTGCTATAAGAACTAGTCTTGATGCTGATACTAAAGGCATCTCAATGTCTAGACTCCTACTTACATTAAAACCATATTTAGATCTACCATTAAAAAGCGCATTGATTAAAGAAATTTTACAAAAAATGCTTGAAAATGTTGGAGGTGCCGGAGCGTATATGACATTCGATTTTAGAATGCCAATTATTAAAAAATCAATTATATCTGATAATCAATTTCCTATCTATTATAAATGTAGATTTGAAGGACAGGTATATGAGGTTCAAGTAACACAACCAACCGGACCAAAAAAACCTGGATTGGTTTACAGATTCTTTCAAGGAGCAACAATTCAATATGCTTCATATTGTCCATGCTCTGCTGAATTATGTAGTGTTCTTGATACAAAAGGATTCCCTCATAATCAAAGATCATTTGCTCATATAATGGTTGAAGCTAATCCTTATACTGATAAATATGTTTGGTTGGAGGATATTATTGAAGCCGTTGAAAACGTAATACCAACGCAACCATATCCAATTATTAAGAGAGTTGATGAACAGGAGATTGCTCGAGTCGCAGGTGAGAATCCTATGTTTGTTGAAGATGCGATAAGAGCTATATCTCAATCATTAACTAACATTGACGGAATTCGTGATTGGATTATTAAGTGTAGCCATGAAGAATCAATACATACTTCTGAAGCCATTGCAGTCAACTGGAAAGGAATCCCAGGAGGATTTGATGGGAAACGTTACTTATAATGGAAGCTTGGAAACATGAGAGTTTTAACTCATATAATGTTTATAGTCCTTCTTGTGGACGTTTTCGATTCCACCTTACTGGACAAGAATATCCTACAAGATATGAAACAGTAGAAGATTCTGAAAGACTATCTATTAGAAAAGGAGATATAGTCAGATTTGGTTCTGGATATTATGAGCGAGATTTTGGAGATTGGAGAGATTGGTTTCCAACTAGTAGAGTTGATAAGAAAAAGTTTTGGAGACGTAATCCAATTATAGCAAAATACGCTGATAACCAATACGCTGTGATTGTTAATCGCTATAGATGGATTAAATATAAACGACAAACATATATAGACTATGGTAAAATACTCATGTTTCTTACAGGATCTAAACCCTGTAAAACAAGAAAATATTATGTTACTAAACCATATAGGAAAACATCAACTTTTCCACATTTACACAGAGATGGGAATATTTACGTTAAAATGAAAAAACCATTTAAAGTTATTGATAAGACGTGGTTTTTATTTGATTTTAATTTATCAGAGTTTATCGCAAAACTATTAACTAAGTATGGAGATTCAGAAGAATCTCGAGACATGTTTCTTAAGAAAACAAAACAAATACTGGAGACAAACATATGAATAAAGAGTTCGATGTAATAAATCTTTACTTCAAAGAACGAGATTATGAAGTCGAAGCCTTTGGAGAATATTCAGATGACAAATCTTTAAGCTTTCCTAGTTTCCTCCTATTTCTAAAAAGATATGCAGATAAAGCTATAGAAGCATACGCAGGAAAATGGGAAAAAGAATTACCACCATGGTTAGATTCATGTGTAGAATTTGATAATCATGGAGTAGCACCAGTAAAGGCATACGAAGAGGTTATAAAAATCCTAGCTCTCGCAGGAGCTGCACTCGAAACATATACTAAAATTAATGCCGAAAAATGGAGAGAGAATCCCAAAGAGGATTCAAAGAAGTGGAAAGACTAATATTTTAAGGAGACTTAATCAATATGAACGAGAATTTATCTCAAATGGTAAAAGATGGACCTGCTATAGATGAAGCAGTTGCATTTTCGGAGGCAGATTTAGATTTACCCGCCGAAGAAGTAGAAGCAATAAGTGAAGAAGTACAAGACAATACAATCAGTATTATATCTCTGTCTGACTGGTTTGAACAAAATTGTGACCAGTTTGATAACATCAATCAAGTTAAAGTTGCCATCAGAGGAGTCGATCCGGCGAAAACCTTAATTATGGCAGTCAAAGATTCAAATATTGAACCGGATTCCGAAGGCAATGATAAGAGGAATCTAAGAGTATTTGAAAACGCTGACGTACATCCAGTTCTGAACCTTCCTGCTACATTGATGGATGTATATAACAACGGGTTCAGAATAGTCTATGAATATGAGAATAATATCTTCATTAAATGTTATGGGGTAAAAACAGGACTCATTGCTGTTTTCTGTAATAACATTGATGGAAAGATGATTCCGTATGCTACGGCCAGAGTTAAAAAGAAAGATACTGAACTCGAAGTAACTACAAGTAATGTCACTGAAATATCAGCAAAACTATTAGTCAATGCTGATTTAGAAGCATTACAACTTCTATACAAACAAAGCGCAAAAGCAATTGATGGATTTACAACTAATCAGGATGTTGTAAACTGGTTGCTTGAGAGACAAGAAGAAGTCACAGATATTAACCATCATCTTCAAATTGATGGTGCTCTCATTGACATTTTAACATAAGGAAGTTGGGCGGGACTGTGAGCCGTGGATTGACAGTAATACTTAAAAGTCAAAAGGCGACCACCCCGCCCATTACTTATTATGAATATTAACAAAAATGTAAAGCTAATTTTAAGAGATGTTTATCTTTACGATATTGAAGCATGTCATTATACAATAATGACAAAACTTGGAATGGATCTATCTGGAGTTGATCGAAATAATAAATTAGAAAGAAATATTCAGATAGGCAAAATGATGAGAAAGAATCCCAAATTAACATCAATATTACGTACTACAACCAGATCAATAATTGATGAATATATCTTACGTAATAATATCACAGATGATGATATTATTCTTAGACAATATGATGGTATTATAATAACTAAAACTTTAGCAGAAACTAATATCCATCATGTTCCATTAAACATAAGAAAACATTTTCAAATATTCATTTCATCTATTGACCGAAAAAAATATATTGCATTTGATAGTGAACTTAACACATCTATAAAAGGTGTTGCATTTAGATATAATGCAATTGATAAAATCTACGAGCAAATTTGTAGAATCAATTACGCAAATAAAGATTCCATCTTTCGGAATCTACAAAAAATAAAAGATAAATTTATAAACTCAAACAATCCAAACTTGTTTGGAGTTCCATTAAAAAACGGAAAAGTCAATGTCTTCTTAAAAGCTTATGGTGAAATGGAGATTTCTCCACAAACATTAAAAATTATGGATACAGATGATATTGATAAAGATAGATACTTTAAGTTTTATATTCAACCGTTTACTAAAAGTATCGTAACAGAATTTGTGAGGTAAAAAATGATAATATTAAATTTAGGCGCAGGAAAAATTCAACCAATACTGCTTGGTCAGGATAAAGGACCGCATCTTTTAATTAATTTAGATACATCCTATTATTCAGCTTGGGAACCAGAAGATCTTGAAGATATAGTTTCTCTTTGGAGAAAAAATGGCAGTACAATAGATATGGAATATTTTTGTAAAGAAGATGCATTTACATTTATGGAAAGGACACAGATAGTGTTTGATCGGGTTTGTGCATATAGATTTCTTGAACATATTCCTATGGATAGAGTTCTATATTTTATATATCTTATGTCAACTGTTGTTAAAAAAGAAGGTCTTGTAGATATTGTTGTTCCTGATTACGAAATATTAGCAAGTATGATTTTAAAAGAAGATCCATTGGATCCAGCTGGCGGAAACTTTGAAGCACATAATATAATACTAACAACTGAGCTTCTAAATGAACCAGGATGTCCACATGCATCCATATGGACATCCTCTCGAGCAGAGTATTTCTTTGGCTTAGAAGAAAGATTTATAGTGAAGAATTGTATATCTTCTTATGATTTCGATGGTCGAGATATATATTTAAGATTTTTGGCTGAAAGAATATGAATGGGTTAAATTCCGATTGCACAACAAATCCATATAAGATAAAACATCCAACTATATCAGAACGTACTCACAGTGCCAATTTAATTTTATATGTTGATCATATAGACGGAGTACATATTGCAAAAAATCGTTATGGTCCATCAGGAAATGTTAATACAGAATGTCTTGTTGATATATTAAGTCATATATTAGCTGAACAGGTATTTGATGGTAGAATGGTAATGTTTCAAGAAGGTATGAAAAGAAAGTTGATAAAAGCAATGACTAAAATAATCAAAAAGGGGTGATTAGGTGACACCGTTTCATGAACGAGCAGAACAAATGGGCCTCGATATAACACACGCTGAAGAAAAAGGTATGTACTCTTACAACGATTTATATGGTGAAGTTATATATCGTCAGCTTGCTACAAAATTTACAAACATAGCTACTCCTAGTCTACATGAAACAGACGGTTTAGCAGTTCCTAAACTAGGTATATTTACCAAAAAACCAGAGTGGATAGATTATAAATATGCTGGATGTGTCTCTGACATGTACAAGTTTATTGGCAACGATGTTTTAAATCAAAAGATTCGAGAAGCAATCTTATCTGTTGGCATGCCAATATTAGAAGAGAATACAATTCTAGATGATCTTCTCACAAGGATGAGAAATGAAATTATCATCCAAAGTTCTCAAAATGTCCCAAATGCTGGTGATGTATTACCAGTGATGATTGTCAATAATAGCTATAACGGTACTAGAGCAGCAACTATTGCATTTGGTATCACTATGGATTATGATCACAGTAAAATCACATTTGCATTTACTTTGGGAGAATTAAGACAAGTGCATATTGAGAGTTCAATGACCAGTGTAACTTCTGCCGTAAATTCATATATGCAGGTCTTTACAGATAGTATCCTTGATATGATTACTCAAAGTTTTGAGAGTAGAGTAACAGAGGACGAAATGCTGACCTTATTAGATGTTATTGAAGGTTACGGCAAAAAAAGAAGAGAGGGAATTTCAGCTCTTCTTGATAATATATCTCCCGAGTCAGGACTTCCATCAGCTTGGCAGATATTTCTTGCAATTGTATGCTACAGTAGTTTTGAACCTAACCTGAATATCAAAAGGTTATTGGAGAATGCTGCGGAAAGCGTACTTGTAATTCCACCACGGATGTATGAAGTCTTAGATAGACTTCAATCATCATAGACCCATAGCGGGTCCTCCTTGTTGTATCCGGTACTTAGACCATACCGGAGAGTTAGTGAAGGGGTGTCGGGTGGGAGGTATGAACTGGGTTGGTACCAGTTTGGAGACCATACCTCTCATCCTTCACTTTTTATAGATTTTTTTTGGAACAAAAAATAAAAGGAGTTCGATTTAATATGCCAGAAGAAAAAAGAGTATTTACTCCAAGCGAATCATATGATCTCCAAGTTAAAATAAAAGATTTAGATTATACAAATGATATGACAAATATAGTATTTGGTTCGTCTCTTTCAACTGCATATCAGGTTGTAACCTTAACAATGCAGATCGACCCCAATGATGTAATAGTAGAAGATATCTTTGGTGGGGAACCAATTAAGTTAAGTATAACATTACTTAGAGAACAAAGTTATCCTGGTCCTAGAATTGATATTGAATTATTATATGTATCTTCTGGTTTTCAACTTACACAGAAAGATGAAATGTCTAAAATGACTCAAAAAGATAGAACAACATTAACTGTAACAACTGTAGCAAGAAAAGCATATATCATTATGAACTCTCTTGTTAATAAAGTATTTATCGGTACTAATCTATCTTCAATAATATCAAGTTTAGCATCTGATGTGGGAGCAACATTAGAATATGATATAAATGGTCAAAATAAACTTGCAATTGATCAAGTATGTATTCCTCCAACAACTTTCTATAAAATCGTTAAAGAGCATACAAGAAATGATCCAGATGTATTTGATGGTTTTTTAGATCAAAGATTTGGGCTATTTGATGGAGTACCTGGTGTTTTCTGTCAATATGATAGTACTGTTTATATTAAAAATCTAACTGCAAAGTTGAAAAAAGCTCAGACGTTCACAGTTTATGAAATGGCAAGTATGAAAGACAAAAAAGAAATGGATCGTATTATAGATGAATCAGCAACCGGAGAAGTCTTTTATACTTATGATACAATACAAACAGATTATTCCGGTAACGCAAAATTTGCAAAGCTGGCAACTTCATTAAAACATCTTGTAAGACCGAACAATACAATAAGCGCAACAATTAATCAGGAGTTAGAAACTGTAGCAGAATCGTATTCATTACATTACCAATCAAAATCAATTTCAAGTCCATTATATATAGATCCTGCCGTATATAGAACAAGATATTATAATGAAGATACTGGTTTTAATACTGAACCAGTAATATTTAATTCTAGATTTTCTAGAACGATTGCTGACTTATCAACTATCTCAATTAATATAGAAAGAAACTTACCAGTTTTAAATTTAATTAATGTTGGTGAATGTGTAAAGTTTAAACCAAAGACTATAGAATATGCAGATTTTGAAGGGAAGTATATTCTTTGGAGTTCTGCTATAAATTTTTCAAAGTCAGGTAATTGGGAAACTACAGCGACAATAAATTTAGTTAGAACAAATAAAAAGAATTAAGGGGAAACCCCCCCCACCCTAATTAATACCACGTCAGTAAGAAAAATAAAAAATAAGTATATCGAGACTTTCACATAACCCTAAACCGCTCTTCTTCATTTCAGACTCCTTTTTTTATGATTTTTAAAAAATTCTCAAGTTCTTATTCATTAATTAATATATATAGTATGAGATATATATCCTAATTTAGAACAAAAATAAAAGGAGATTAGTATGCCAAAACTTCAAGTCACTGAAATTCAAGGAATGGCGGATAATTATGTAGCTGAATTTTTAAAGTGTAAGGCCGACTTTGATTACTTTTGTCGTAGTTACATACTGATAGAAGTTCCCGGTAAAGACGTTCTTCTTCAACCATATAGGAAACAAGTTGAACTTGTTAATCTTATTGAAAACAAACATTATGTATTAGTTTTAAAGAGTCGTCAAATAGGGATTTCTACAATTATTCAAGCATATTCCGCCTGGTTAACGATATTTTATGACAATGCGGTTATTGGTATTATTTCTAAAGACGGTAGAGAAGCTACTGACTTTGCTAGAGCAATTAGAGGAATGGTTGAAAAACTTCCTGAATGGATGAAACCTCCGAAAGGACCGTTAGGAAGAGGTTTTGCAAAAAGGACAGAACAATCATTTATTCTTACAAATGGAAGTAAAGTATTTGCTTCACCTGTTAATCCAAATGCTCCAGATAAAACTCTTCGTGGTAAAGCAATTACTTTTCTAGTTATAGATGAGGCAGCATTTGTTCATCATATTGATTCTGCTTGGACATCAATGGTTCCCGCTCTTTCTACTAATCAGATGCAAGCAAAAAAGGCAAATGTTCCATACGGAACTGTTGTTCTTTCAACACCTAATAAAACTAATGGAGTTGGAGAATGGTACTTTAAAAGATACTATAAAGCAGTTTCAAGACATGATATTTTTGAACCTTTTGTAATTCATTGGAAAATGATTCCTGAATTAGCAGATGATGCTGATTGGTACAAAACTCAATGTGAGCTATTCGATAATGATAAGCGAAAAATTGCGCAAGAGTTAGAACTTAAATTCTTACCAACAGAAGGATCATTCTTTGAAGCAGATACTGTAGAAAAAGTTCAGAATGCTGTTATGGAACCTACTGAAAAATTGAGATTGTTTAATGGGGAATTATGGAGATTTGTAAATCCAATTCCTGGCAGATATTATATAATGGGTGTAGATACAGCACCTGAACATGGAGATGATAAATCTGCAGTAACTGTATGGGATTATGAAACTCTTGAACAAGTCGCCGAGTATCAAGGAAAATGTAAAGTACTTGATTTTATAAAAGTTGTTAAAGTATTAGCAACACAATATCCAGGAATGATTGTTGTAGAATCAAACTCATATGGAAATCAGGTTGTTGAACAGCTTAATAATAGTGAATTTTCATCTATGATATACAAAGAAAAACGAGGCAAACAAACAGTATTACCAGGTCTATCAACTAATACAAAAACTAGACCATTAATGATTGATGCTTTATATTCTTATATTACACAATATCCTGAATGTGTTAAGTCTGAAAGATTAGCACTGGAACTAACTGGGCTTGTAACAAAAACAAATGGCAAAGTTGAAGCAGACACAGGATGTCATGACGATTTAGCATTAGGTACATCTTGTGTATTCTATGTAAGAAAATATGATCCACCAATGATGATTGATACTCAAGAATATACTGCTCTCTCAAATGAGATGGCTAATATCATTGCAGGAAATGCAGATACACAATCTGATTTTAGCAATGATGGAATTATGAAACATATTAAAAATCACATTGACGAAATGGGTGGATTTATTGATATTTTAAATATGTATGATCAAGCTTAAGGAGAAGATTAGATGGAAGATCAAATTGCGCAAATTACTGAGTTATTTGCTGCCCCAAGAGGAACCCTTCAACTTGTAATGAATTATGGGGGAGTCAAAATATATACATCTTCTGTGTTAAAACAAAATTTTATAAAAGCAATGATGAAATCTTCACGGGTAGCTCCTATTGTACCAACAATGGTTAAATTAATAACCAAAGGAGAATTTATTCCTTGTTATCTAACAGATAGAGTTCTTAAAAGTATTCTAAAGAAACAACCTCCTGAATTTAAAGGATTTGCAGGACAAACTTTAGGAAAATATATTCTTGTATTCGTTGAGAATGAGTCAAATATTTTTGGGTTTGCATCTAATAATGAATTATCAATTACAACTTTACATGAACTGATACACAAGACTTCTTATAAATTTCCAAGACAATTTTTATCAACATTTAAGCAAGAACTAACTTCATATTATAAAAATTATTGGTCACAGCTTTTTATGATTCAACGAAATGGTCTTGATGATAAAAGAGCTCAAAGAATAATTAATTTTATTTATAATAATACAGAAAGAAATATTCCATCTAATAAAGTATTAATTGAATATCATAAAATGTTATTAGAAACATTTGGTGATATATCTACATTACCTCCTGAGAAATTAAAAAAATTAGTTACTGAGTATATTGTTCTTATTAAAATTATATTTAAAGCAATGGCAAGCGGAGTACCATCTTTGATTGTCAAAGCCGCTTATGCTAATAGACACATTGTTACTCCATTATATACAGCATATAAAACGACGTTTGGGATAAATGTAAAACATATTAAGGAATTATGTTATCAAGAATTATATGCACCATCCGAGGTAATTTCATTACCAGCATTAGTCAAACGCCCAAGTCAAAAAGTATATAAGATGGTTAACAAACTGTAAGGAGATTTAAAACATGCCAGAGGATGAAAAAACTTTACCTGGTACAGATCTATTGAATCAAGGTGCTAGTGACATGGCTGCTGATAGAGCTCGTAGAATTAGTAGTCTCCACCGATCTGTTGATGATCTAACCCAAGAGCAAAATAGAAAAAGACTTCAAATTTCAACTGAGGTTGATGCATTAACAAAACAGCAACAAAAAATGACGGCACAACTAGAGATGGAACGTGGAGACTTTACAAGTGAAACAGCTCAAGGATATAACACTGTCTTAAAAGGGTTGGGCCGCACAATCAATTCCCTAGCAACAGGTGTTAAAACTATTACAGTTGATACGGGAAAAGCAACTACACAGGCTATTAGTCAATACGGTAAAGCAATTAGTGAAGATATTAGTATAAATAAAACTAACACTATTGCTATGGCCCTTTCCAGAGCAACTCCTCTCTTTGGTTACTTCGCTGCAAAATTTATGGAAACTGATGTTTTTCAAGGTGCAGCCAGAAAAATTAAAGATAAAGTCGGATCAGCAATGTCTGAAGGATTATCAAAAGCTGGTCATGGGATTGCTAACATATTCAAAAAAGGGAAAGATATAGTAAAAGAAGAAAGGGAAAGAGAACCAGCAACAGTATCAGATCTAGAAAAGCTTCAACAGACTATTGAAGGAGCGGCCCCAAAACTACAAGAAGGTGGTTATATTAAACAAGGAGGAATGGTTGAAGTTCATGCAGCAGAAGTTGTTACTCCAATTGATAAACTCCTTAAACAAATTGATGAAGCAAAATCTGCAGATATATCAAAGAAACTAGATAAGACATTATCATTAATGTCTCAAAATTTAGTAAAATTAGAAACTGTTGTTGTAGAAAGAGATGAACAACAGGGAAGCATAGTTCAAACATTTATAAAAGAATTTCAAAATGTTCGAGATACAAAACAAGAAGGTCATCAAAAAAGATTATTAAGAGCCATTCTTGAACTAAAAGTTGGATTAATTGGTATGACTTCTCGTATGAGAATTGCATGGCAAAGAACTCTTATTCAACATCCAGCATTTAGAAATATGCTTCTATTTTCTGATATTATGAAGTCAGCTATAGTTAGCCCAATTAAATTTTTATTTGGTGTTAGAGGCGGTTATGCTGGAGATGTTAGGGGCGCAACACAAACACATAATGTCTTTTTAAAAATATCAAATATACTAGGAATGACATATACAACCTTAATGCCAAAGATTGATGATCTTATAATCTATACAAAGGCAGCAGCAGAAGCCCTTGTTGGTGAGGAAATTACACCTTCAAAACAAGTCACATATACAATGTTCGATAAAATACGAGAAGCCTTAACTGGAGAAAAAGGTATAGAGGAACAAAAATCATTCTCTGAAAAAATGTTTGATAGAATGGTTGAAAAACTTGAACTTGATAAAGGGTCTATGGCTAAAGCTGGTATCACAGGATTTGGGGGTTTTGCACATCCTGGTAGAGTCGTAAGCAGCATGGGCGTACCTCAAGAAGCTACAGAAAAATGGGGTGCAACAAAGGAATGGGCTAGATCAAAATATGAACAAGGTAAAGATACTGTAGTATCTGAACTAGAAAAAATACGCAAACTTAAAGAAGATCAAGAAGAAAGAGAAGGTCCTCATTCTCCAAGTATGGCAGAAAATATTTCAAAGACTGCTGAGATGGCTGAAAAAGATCTTAAGGAAGGAAAGAAATCTGATGCGAAGTTTGAAGATCTTGGAAAGAAAGGTAATAAATTTGCAAAAGAACATCTTTCAGAGACAAAAGGAGTTCGAAGAAGACTAAGAAAATTAGGAAGCAAAACTTGGGATATGATAGTCCTTGCTTTAGGATTCCTTCAAAATATGATGGGTCGTGTCATTAATAAATTTTTGGGATTTCTAGCACCCGTTCTACAATTTTTAGGATTAAAGAAACTTGGAACAATGGCAGCAGGACGAGCAGCTAAAGGAGCAGCAGGAAAAGCA